TGGTTCAGTGCCTCGCTGCCAGTGTACTTTTGCTCAGCAATCTGGTCGGCCTGCGGGTCCCACGGCACCCAGCAACCCATTTGCGCGACATAGATGTTGTGCTTGTCGCCGTGGCGCTTGAGCACTTGCGCGCGAATCTCGGCTTCCTTCACCGTGTCGAACACGCCGCGCACCTTGAACCCACGCACGGAGGTGCGGAACTCGTTCTTCTCGTGGAAGATTTTCTCAATGTGCTGACCGTGCTTGGCTTTGAAGAAACGGAACTGGTCTTGTAGCTCGGACTCCTTGAAAAAGTGGCCGTGCGTCTCGCGCAGAGCGTCAATCACTGACGCCTTCTCCGGGTACGTGGTCTTCAGGTTCTCGAATAGGGTGTCTAGGTGTCCGGAGAGGTCATCCAGAAACTTGCTCACGTAAAACACGTCCTTCTGTGCGAGCACGTCTTCGGGCGATAGAAATGAGACACAGGCGTAGCTTTGGCCGCGCAGGGGAGGGTCTTCGTCTAGGTAATCTTGCATCTTAACTGTGTATGATTATGCGCTTTCCTCTAAATGGTTTTTTCTTGCATGTAAATAGAAAGCTTGAAAAAGAATGGACTACACGCTTGATTTGCAAGAGATGATGACGCGCATCGTGAAGTACCTGTTGGAGGGTCTGGTGGTTGGCATCGTTGCCTTTGTTGTTCCCTCCAAGGGCGTGAGCTTGAGCGAGGCCGGCATGATTGCCATGGTCGCGGCTTCGATGTTCGCGCTCCTTGACCTACTGTCGCCCAGCATTGGTGCCAGCTTCCGCCAAGGTGCGGGCATGGGTCTGGGCTTCGGTCTGGTGCGCTTCCCGTAAGTGCGCTTCCCGTAAGTGCGCTTCCCGTAAGTAAGTGCGCGCTTTGGTTAATTCTTTTTCGAGCTTGAGCGTGTGCCCTTCTTAAAGAGGGGGTTCGCTTGCATCATGTCAAACGCGAGGTTGTTGTACACGCGCGGTACAGACTTCTTAGAGGGCGCGTTCAAGGACGAGATGGACGAAGTGCGACTGGACTCGTACGCGGCGTTAGTGAAGTTTTGTTTGAACATGGGGTTGTTGCGCATGACAGGTGCGGATGGAAGAGCAGATGCGGACTTTGTTGCCTTGCGTTCTTTTTGGTAGATGCACTGGCGTAAAGCTTCCTTTGTCTTGAATTGCCCCTTTTTGTGAAGTTTGCTATCGCGCTCGTACTTCAAAGGAATGTTCTGCTCATTGCAAATGTCCGCGTAATATGCGTAAGAACGGAGGAGACGCGCGCCGCCGTCTTGTTGATGAGTTTGCATTCGCTATATTATTAAGCGAGATATGATAGTCGCAAAGTACGTGCGGGTATGTACAACGTATTACAAAATGTTAAGAAGGCTTTGTAAAAATTGAATGTCCATTTAAAGATAAGGCAAAGAAGTTAAGATACGCAATGGAGGAAACTGCAAAGCATCCCAACCACCCGGGCAGAGTGTTCCATCGCGATGGTTCGATAACTCTCGCAAATGGAAAGAATACAAGAGGTGGTGTAACGAGTGACGGTTACAGAATCGTGTACATGAGCGATAAAGACAAGAAGTTTGCAAAGCGATATGTACATCGTCTCATTTTAGAAGCATTCACTGGCGAGGTTGCAGGTGAACGTGAGGTCGACCACATCAACCGTAATCCGAGTGATAACCGTGTTGAGAACTTGCGCTTTCTCACAAAGAAAGCCAATCGTCAACACATGCATGCCGGAAACCCCAACATATCCAAAAATACAGCATTGAAACGTGCAAAAGTTGTGATTGGTACGAGTCCAGCCGGTCAAGACTACCGTTTTATGACAATGACACGTGCAACCGCTTTCATGAAGTTGCCACTCAAACAATCGGGAATCATCACAAAGGTAATTAAAAGCGGAGGCACGGTTCGCAAGTGGAAGTTTCGGTATGCAAACACAGATGCGGTCGGTGAGGTTTGGAAGAAAGTTGATAACTACCCTGGTCTTGAGACCGATATATGGGCAAGCAACTTTGGCCGCATTAAAAAACCAAAGAGAACAACTCATGGTTCAAACGGCCAATATTTTAAAACGGAAGTCAATATAAATGGTAAATTAACGGCGAAGGGGGTTCACCACTTCGTTTGTTGGGCATTTCATGGTCCGCAACCGGCTGGTTCTACGAGTGTAAATCACATCGACCGCAACACACAAAACAACCGCCCGGAAAACTTGGAGTGGAGTAATGCGCAAGCGCAAGCTGCTCACAAGATGGCAACCACAAAGTGCCGCGACATTGGTCCAATGGCGATTGAGATTATTCAAGAAAATAACGAAAACAACATCATCGATGCTTATGGTCTTGTATATGACAATCTGGTACAGTGTGCCGATAAAACAGAAAAGGGTGACGTGTACAATGCTCCACCATCAGAGCAAGCGAAGCCTATTTATCCACGGCCATCGATACAGAATGTGGCAAAAAGTAGCGAGCATAAGGCAAGCATTGCGCACGGAATTGCCGCTGCCAAACGAAAGAAAACTGGTCTTACGGATGATGTGATTGAACAAGTTCGAGTGTTGATTGCGCAAGAGAAATCAAACAAGAACATTTGTGACGAATTGAAGCTTAGTTCTCATGTGGTGTCTAACATTAAGCTTCGTAAAACTCTAAAACTAAGTGAGATGCAAGGCAAAGAGTTCGAACAAGAGCGATTGGTTGAAGAGCAAACCGTGAAGATAGTGGACGGAAAAGTTCCTAGAAGACGCAAATTACCGATTGAAAAGATACTGGAGATACTCAAGTATGCAAAAGACCATCCAATTGGTATTGTTGAGCTAAAAGAAAAGTCGGAAGGCCTCTTCAATGTTCCTATAACTGTTGATATCGCAAAGAGCGTGCTCAAAGCTACGACCACGCTAAGTGAGAAAGAGTTTCCGGTTGCAAACACGTCTTATGATGAGTACGTGGCCATGCGCGATGCAGTCAAAAACCGCAACTATAGGGCGCTAGCAATGAAGTATCGCCCACCGTTTGCACCCGTTGAGCCCTGAGCCCAACAAGTTAGCCACAAAGGTAATTGTGCGGACTTAGAGGATATATCTTTATAATGGATTAACAAATGGAGACTCTCTTTCTTACAGACCCCGAAAGGGCACTCATCCAGAAGGAGCTCCTTAAAGTGGCAAGCGGTGAGTTGAACGGAAGTTTGGAAAACAAAAATGATGAATTGCGCTCTTTCAAGTACAAGCACCCTATTTCATGGTATGAGGGACAAGTTTTTCAATCAAACGCATGGACCGACATTGAAGCTATCGATGTAGGCATTGAACGCGTTATTACGGACGAACAACGTCATATGTGGAATTTTTTGCGCATTCATACTTCATCGTTCGCGGGGGCACGCAACGTCGGTAGGAGTCAACTGTTTTTGGTCAAAGATAAGGTTACAAACAAATACTTGGGGATACTTTCATTGGGCTCGGACGTGTTTGCATGTGCTCCACGTGACCATGCGGTTGGATGGGAGCGCCACCATTGCCGGAGCAAAAGTGTTCACGTACTCAACATTCATACATGTGTAGGATTGCAACCTATTAGCTTTAATTTTAATGTTGGAAAGCTCATTACCATGCTGTGCTACACTAATGAAATGATGGAGCTCCTTCACGAAGTCTACAAAGAAAAGGTTGCACTTATAACAACTTTCGGCCTAAACGGCCGCTCGCACCAGTATGATAATTTGAAGTGCCTGCGTTATGTGGGACTTACTCAAGGCTTTGGGGCTCCTCACATCCCCAACACTCTCATAGAGCGCGCGTGCGTACTTCTTAAAAAACATGGTATGCCTATCGACGAGTACACAAAGCGAACAAACAAGGTGGGAAAACTTTGGGTCATTGCAAACATGTTTAATGTATCACAAACTCAACTCACAAATCATGGCATGAAACGCGGAATTTATATGGGCTACACGGGGCATAATGCACAAGCGTTCCTTTGCGGAAAAGTTGACGACTTTGAGTACACGCTACCTTCTCTAAAAGACGTTGTACATAAGTGGAAGTACCGAATGGCATTCTATCGACGCGAGTATCTTGTGAAGGAGGAGAGGTTAAAGTGTGGTATTGTTGAATGGACCACGGCACCCATTTTTAAAGTTACAAAACTTACAAAACGTAAGAAAATCGAACCAGCACCCAAGCCTATCGCACCACAAGAAGCAAAAATTCAACGGACAGTTGAGCATCGTGCCAATATGGCATTGAGCCAAATGAAGGCAAAACGGAGCATCACTGACGATACCATCGATAGTGTGCGAGCTGCATTCTTGTTAAAGCGCACAAACAAGAGTGTAGAAGTGGAATTCAACCTATCACGTGAAATCGTTTCAAAGATTAAGCGCGGACAACTCGTTAAAATATGCGAAATGGAGGATGAACAATTCGCGGCTGAACATGTTGTTGCTAAGTCTGTAGCAAAATCATCTTGTTCGCGCGCTCATCGCCAACTCACATCAATGCAAGTTTTACAAATGCTACAACATGTACGAAACAACCCTATGGGACCCCAAGAAGTATGTGATAAAGCGCGCGAGTACAAAATAGACATATCCCAAGAACAAGCAAAAAACATTTTAAAGGGACGCACCCGTCTTGGAGAATACGAGTTTCCTATCGGAAGCGTCACATACGAAAAGTATACTAACTTGTTGGAGGAAGTTGGGAAATTGAATTTTCGCGCGCTTGCCGCTCAGTATCGGAGCGTTCGTACAAAAGTTGTGGAAAAATGATTATTTTTGACAAAGGTATGCGAGCGTCTAGTTTGCGTATGCCAGACCGCCCATTCCGCTCAAAATTCTGAGCACGTTGTAGTTAACCGCGAACACCTTCACGTAGTCAGCGGTGGGGGCGGCCGTCAGCGTCAGCTTCAGCTGGGCGGTGTCAATGCGCGACATGTTCAGGGTGCCGGAGGGTTGGTGCTCCTCGGGCTTCAGGGCGAACGAGTACACGTAGATGTTGTTGGAGGTGGGCACGTTCTCGTGGTGTTGGAACGGTTGGATCAGCGAGAAGTAGGCACCGTTGCGCTCGGAGAAGCGGTCGTGGCCGTTCAGTTGCAGCTTGGCAGTGGCCAGCTCGCCAGCGACGTAGGTCAGCTTGGCGGCGGTGTTGTCCTTCAGGACCCAGATCAGCTCCTTGCAAGGGTGGTTGAACGACAGCTTCACGTTGGACAGGGTCGTCTCATCACCGGTGAATTGAAGTTGCTCAATCAGATATTCGTGGCTCATTTGGGAAAAGCGTCTGCGCTCGTCCGTATCCGCGAAGATATAATCCACCCACAGNTTCGNGNNCNTGNTNACCAGTGGAGGCGGCACCCGTGCCGGCAATGGTGACCAGGCTCTCGAACTCAATGTTCACCTTGACGTCGTGGTATTGCAGGGCAATCAGGGGCAGGGCCAGGCCGGGGTTGCGGCAGAACCAGAACTCCAGGGGCACGTAGGCAGTGCGGGCAGTGGTGCCCGGGGTCATGGAGCCCGAGGTCAGGGTCTCGTAGCCGTCCTTCTTGCCGGCGCCCAGAGACAGCGAGTTCCAGATGTGCATCCACTCACCGTAGTGCTTGTCAATCTTCTGGCCGCCAATCTCAAGCTCAATGTACTTGATGGCAGCCAGGCCGCAGTAATCACCGTAGGTGGCGGTGATGCCCTCACCCGTGGTCAGGGCGGGCAGCTCGATTTGCAGCCACATGCGGTGGATCAGATCACCGTTGCGGGAGATCTGGGCCGTGACGCGCGAGCCGAAGCGAGGGGAGCCGTTGAACGATTGCTCGATGGCCTCCATCGAGAAGTTGGTGTGGCGGCGGTAAACCACCTTCCAGAAGGTGATTTGGGGGTTGCCGGTCAGGTAGACGTCTTGAGCGCCGTAAGCAACGAGTTGAAGGAGACCGCCGCCCATTTTTGACGAGGTGAAGAGTTGGTTGTACTCTATGCGGAGAAAAAAGTTTTGGGGCGGGGCGGGCGGGGCGGGGAAGAAGCCGTTGAGGCCATTGGC